TAGCCCTCCGTAAAAGCGTGGCAGGCGTCCGGCAGGAGGGAGCTTCCCACCGAACGCCAAGCCGCGTTTACGCGTCATACGTAACAGAGGTCCCGATGCGGAATGCATCGGTGATTGTCGGTTGGCCGTCCCACTTCTCGACCATCACGACTTCCTGAGAGAACTGCTGCGGTCTGATGCCAGTGACCATGTACATCAGGAGGTTGTGGTAAGCGACGTAATACCGGAAGTTGCCCACCAGAATCTTACCTTCTGCACAGCTGGCCGATTCGTGCATCCGCGGCAGGACGCCGAGCAGATACTGCGCTGCTCTCACGTTCTGAGCGAACTGCGATAGGACGGCAAAATACGTCTTGCTGCCCATGATCGCGTCGGCCCTGCCACCGGTCCTGTATCGCGCCGGCACCTCTCCGATCAACTCCAGAATCTTCGCCACGGTCGGGTTGGCACTGATTGCCACTTCGGTAATGCCCGAGCCGCTGGAAAGCAGACCCTGCGGCAGACTCGAAGCTGAGCCAGCGCCGTTCAGGACGTTGCTCTCGCGCGACACCACGAAAGCGTCCGTGATGATGTCGAGCAGCTCTTCGTAAATGCCGATCGGGCTGTCCATCACGAGGTCGAGCTTCGTCACGTAACGCGCGTCAAAATACCGCATCGTCCAGGTGAGGTCTTCGATCGTCGGCTCGGTCTCGGTAATCTCGTCGCCCGTGGTGACGGAAGAGGAGTTCGCCGCAGTGCCTTCATTCACCGTCGGATACGCCGTGACCTCTGGCTTCGTCACAGTGTCGCGCCTGGTGGGCCTCAGGTTGATAAGCGGCCACACCACCGCCGGCGTCGCTGCACGTCTCTCGATCTCTGCGATAAAATCCTCAGGGATCGTATACGCGCCGGAGCCGGAAGCCGGGCCGAGCGCCTGAGACTGATAGCCACGCCCCAGGTCACGTGCCATTGCCAGCGCCTGTGCAATGGTATTACCGGGGTCTGCCTCAGGATTCGGCGGCATACCCGTGATAGCGCACGCCAGCCATAGCGCTTGTTGCTCAGGGTTCATGGGATGCTTCGGGCTGCCAAGCCCCACAAACGGGGCCGCGCCCGTGTCAGGCGCAACGGCGGCCATCACCTTGTCCCTGTCCACGTCGCCCTTTGCATTCATAATCTGCTGAGCGAGGTCAGCGCCGAAAAGCTGGAGTTGCTTCGCGCTCGCTTCCGCGAAGATGCTTGCCAACTCTTTAATCAGTGCGTCGCCGAGCCCGGTCTGTTCTTCTACCAATGCGGCCATGATATCTCTCCTATCTGGGAAGCGTGCGGCCCGGTCCTGTGTGAAGCGAAGCCAGCACACCCTTCACAAGCCCTTGGCGAAGCTCACGTTGAGCGTCGCCGTCTACAACAGCTTGCAACGCATCCCGGAGGGACGACGCGACGTCTGCGCACTGCGGCTCCGGCGTCGGTGCAGATTCCTGCACCACGGGCGGGACGGCAGGGACAGGCGCGGCCAACCGCTCGGCGACCGTCTCTAGCTTTGCTTCGATGGCAGACAGCCGAGCTTCGATTCCCGACGTGTCGATGCCACCCCTATCGTCAGACACCGCGCCCGGTATGATGATATCACCGGCGTCGTGCAGTGCCTTCAGTGCCTTCTTGTCGTATGCTTTGTATTCGGGCGCAGCTTTGCCGAACTGCTCGTAATGCTGTGCGAGGTGCGTATGCGCCGCGCGCTTGACGTCGTCGTCAACGCCCTTCACGCCTCCGCGCGCGCCCAGCAGAACTCCCATCGCCGCCTGCACGCCGGGCCATGCCACTGAGCAGTCCGCCGCGTAGTGGTGTATCAGCTTGCCCTTTGCGCCGTCGGTAAGCGCGGCCATCTGCGGGAGCCTATCAGCGTCGGCGGCTTTGACCTCTGCCGCCGCGTCCCATTCAGCCGACTCGTCGGCCACCTCGAACGCTGCATATTCCGTCGCGCGCCAGCCGGCAGGCTGTGCGTCCCAAGACATCCTGAACAGCACGCCGGCGGCCGCGTCACTGTCCACAACACCAGCAGCCACAAGCGCCGTCATACATTCCGGCGCGTCGCTCTGATTGATAAGCGCGCTCGCGTGCGCCCCGATTGATACGATGGATGTCTCGATGATCTCGAACTTCTGAATGCGCCAGATTTCTTCGCCCGTCGCCCGGTCAGTCTCAGTCGTGTAGGCCCGGATATAAAAGCCGATGGACACCGCACGCAACAGGCCCTCCCGCACAAGGCCGCGCACCGGCGCATAATACTCCGCGTCGACAGCAGCGAGGTCCGGGTCAGCCGCGAAGTTTGGTATCCGCGCTTTGATCTTCACTTGCTTTGCAGTCACCACGACTTGATCCACTACGCCCACAGGATACGCCCGGCTGTCGTGGTCGTAAAGCAGCACGGGGTTCTTCTGCCATGCGGCAATGTCCACGTCCGCCGCGGTCTTCCAGTCGAATATGAAGCCATGCCTATTCGGGCTTTCCGTCTTGTCGACGGCGACTGCCTCGAACGTAACGTCGCCGCGAGCGTCCGTCTTGACCGCCGCGAGCGTTTCAAGGTCCATGCGTCTCAGTTCGTCAGCCACGGTTGATCTCCATTTACGTTGCTGGCCCTCTTGACGGCACCGCCGCGCAGTTACAGTTACAATTCTCCTCGGCAAGCCCGCCCTCGCCCGGATATGCCATGCTGTCGTCACCGACCGAGAACATCTCGCCGTTTCCAACTATCGCGCCGTCCGCCTGCATATGCGTTTCCCTGCTGTTCACGAATGAGCAAATCCACTCTTTGAACTCCAGCGCGTATTCGTCGCGGAACGCTTGTCCGCCGGCGTTCCAAACTTTGGTGCTCTCTGTCGTTGCGATGTTGGCAGCCCTGCTCTCTTTCATTATGCCGAATTTTTGAACGATCCGCAAGCGCAATTCGTCCCACGTCTCGCCTTGCTCGATGCCCGCAAGCACCGTAGCTGTCATCTGCCGGCGCGTCTCGCCTGCGATGCCTGCAAAGCGTGCCGGCGAGGTAGCCTCAGCAACCGCGGCACGCGCGCCCGGCATCGACTCGTTGAACGGGAACTCTTTGGCCGAGCCCACGAAACTGCGATTGAACTCGCCGCCAAGCACGATGCCCTCCCGCGCTGACGGGCCCACGCGCTCTGCCATGTCAGCTGCAAGGCCCTCAGGCGTCAGCACATTGTCAACCTGTTCGGGCAGCGCCTGCTGCTCATACGTTTCCTTGATGTCGCTCCATGCGGCCAGCGTCGCCTTCTCGACCCACGCGAAGTGTGCCCGCACTGCCGCCCGGTAACGCGCCTGTGTGCGTAGCTTCGCCTTGATGAACGCCCGGCTCACGGCCTGTCGTTCGCGCTCGCCGCGCTGTGTGTAAGTCTCGCCGAGTGGCATCCCATGGATGCTCTGTTCTTCCTCTTCCTCTTCCTCTTCCTCTGGCTCAGGCGCGGCAGGAACGGTGCCAATCGGGACAGCGCCGGACGGCTGATACCGCGTATCCGCGCCTTCGAAGTCCGCCGGCAGGCCGCGTTTCTTCGCGAGGTCGCCCGGCGTCATCGCGCCCCACATCAGATCGAGTTGATCCTGCTTCAAGTCAGCTTCGCGGTCAGCCGGGATGCTTGGGTAATGGCGGATGCGAGTCGGTGGGTCAGCGAAATATGGTTGAATGAGGTCTTGATTCAGGCGCGCGTCAAGCATTCGAACCGTCGGGGCCACGCGCCACTTGCCCCAGATTGCTTCGATCCCTTCGATGTTTGCCCGGTTGTAGTCCTTGCTCATGCCGAGGATGGCGGGCGGTGTGCGCATGATGCCGAGGGTGTTGTCGCGTGTCGACTCTTCCGACTGCCTGTAGCCCATCTCGCGAGGCTTCGTCTGCGGCCACTGGATGTCAACCTTGCCGCGGTTCAAGCCGATGGCCTTGCCGGTGTTCTTCGCTCCCGCGTATTTGTCGTTGAACTTCTCAAGCGCTGCGTCGCGGCGGGCGCTGTCGGGTTCGTCCATCATCAGGATGGCGAAGGGAAAGATGCCCTGCTTGAAGGCCGCCCACTCCGAGTCGATTATCTGTTCCCATAATTTAATCATGCTGCCGGCTGCTTGAGCAGAGCCGTAGCCGCCGAACATAGTGCCGGGCCGGGGGATGCGGTGATACAGAACTTCCGCCGGCTCGTAGGTCTGAGAGATCGTCTTGCCGTGCTTGTCCCTGTATTCTTGCTTCCAGCCTGTCAGCTCGACGCGACGCTTGCCATCAGGGCCGGCCACGACTGCTGTCTTGTGCGTCACTGCACCGACCATCGGCCACAGCTCAGAGGGCATCCCGTTCGCGTCGAAGACAATCTGCCAGACCGTCTTGCCGCGGAAGACCGTCTCGACGATCATCCAATACTGCATTTCTTCGCCCGTCATGTAGGGATTGGCGAAGCCGAACACGTCTGCCATGTGGTGAGTCGGTTCGGCCACCCATGTCTCGCCGTCGTATGTTTCGACCTCCCACGGCGTCATCATCACCGACTCGGCAAGCGCCACGGCGGCTGCATACTGCCATCCGTAGTAATGCCGCATCGCCTCCTCGCCGGACAGCTCACGGTTTACAGTGCCGCCAGTGCCCGCCCATGTTTGATTCATATTCGCAATCAGTTCGTCCACGGATTGATTCCGTGTCGGCGGTGCAACGGCGGTTCTCTTGCGCTTGAACCATCCCATGCGAAGCTCCATCAGGCTATAAGCCAGTCGTCCGGCTTCCAACACTGCTCGAACAGGCCGGTCAGGGCGTCGACTTGATCGTCATGCTTGCCAGCGGGGAAGGCCGACATCTCTGCCACCAAAGCATTATTCCATGCGCCGCGCACCAAATGCAAATGCCCCGCGTCAATCACAGGTTCGAAGTTCGCCGCCCGTATCTCCTTACTCACGCTCTTCGCATCGGTCAGCATGGTCCGATGGCCGCGCAACTTCACAGCCAGATTCGCAGCCGTATCCTTGTAGCCGGCGACGGTTTCGAGGCAGACCTGCGTCGCCGGGCCGTCCACGCTTGCCGCGCCAATGATCCGCCTGTCGCGCTCTGGGGCTTCCTCCCGGAATCGCGAGATATCCAATACCCACATCTCCGGCGATCCGTTGGATGTCTCGCGAACTGCACCCAGTGCGCCAGCGGTCCAGTCGGGATCACCCTTGCTCCGCTGCTTCTCACTCGATGCCAAATCCCAATAGCGCATCAGCCTCAAGCCCGGCGGTGCCGACTCATGGTATTCGATCCGGTCTATCGCGAACCGGTTGCCACCCTCCACGATCGGCTCGCAGTCGAACAGAGCGGCCGCGGCGGCAGGGTTCTTGAGCGTCGCGCGTGATCGGATATACCATTCGGGGCTGAACCGCTCCGGGAACAGCCAGTCACCACCTTCGGCATCGCGCCACGGGAACTTCAGGAACTTAAAC